GGCTACAGAATCTTCAATCGCGACCATATCAGTCCCAAGTATATCCCTAATACTTTGGAAAACAAAACGGTGAATATAGGCCGCCTTGGTATACCCGAAGAACCCGTCACCGTTAGGCGTCACGATGGCAAGTCGCACCCCGGTTAAGTTGCTCGGCATTACCACTCCGACAATGGATTTATACAGGGCCACTTTTATGTCGTCCGCCTGGTCTCGCTGCGCCAGGCCTGAAATTGAATTCGTGGCCGGGACGACCGTATATATTGAGAAGTTTTCTATCTCTCGGATCCGAAGAGCCCCGCCGCTTCTCTCTAAGACTGTGGTCGCGTCGTTCATTAGTGACCTGTCACGGCTAATCTCTGTGTCATCCAAGACCACAAAGGCCCATGCCTCGTTTGTAAGCTGCTTTGTGTAAGCCTCCAAGGCACGTTCGATCTCAACGGCGCCGGATACCCTTAGCTCAGTATGCGCCAATGGGGCGCCCCCGGCAGGCGACCGGGGCGTCGTGGTTATCTCGTATGTGAAGGTGCTCGCACCTGTAACGGTGATAGAGAATCGACCGTTATACCCGGCCCGCTTGTTCTCCTGAAGCGTTGGGCTGCCGGTGGCGGGGGTTGCTGGCGTTCCTGGCACGGTATAGGTGAAGGTCTTCCGGTTGTCGGCCGATAGTAGCACCAGGGCTGCGCCGTTATATTCGGTTTCGGTCGCGTCCGTAACCTCGACGGTGGCTTGAAACCCTTCCGTCAGGTCATGGTTGTCCGTAGTCACAGCGGTGGCCACACTCCCAACCCGGGTCAAGCTTGTGATCGGGTTCGGTGTGGTCGCCCCGGATACGGTAACGAAGTCGCCGGTGCTCCTGCTGTGAGGGGTCGCGGTTGTTGCGGTTACCGTGGTGCCGGAGCGTGTCAGGGATGAAATAGCAACCGACTTCGAGAACAGGGGTGTTACCTTTGGGAGTACTGCTAAAAGCTGGGAAATTATGTCGGCGGCTTTCATCGACCACCACCGCGCTTCAGTTCGGATTCAATCTCTCGCTCAAAGTGGTCTCGGGCGTTCCGATTGTTCTTGTCGACTGAGGTGATCAGGTAGGGGCGTTCGGCCATCCGGCGTGTCCCTAGCTCAAGGAACGGGGCATAATCAGTTCGTGCGCCGAATATCATTTGATCCCCGCCGCGCTGCTGATACGCTATGCTGCGTTTCAGCAGGCCCGTTAAATTCGCCGGAGCTTCCCCGGGCGCCGAAGCTTGATGTCGCTTTCTCTTAATCCGACGAATCTTACCCGTTTTAGGTCCCTGAAGTATCGACTTGCGAGCCTCTTCAACCAGGTCGTTACCCAGGCGGAAGAAAGCCGCCCTAATCCCTCTCCGCGTCAGGTGTGGAGTGTTCCTGATCTGAGCTTCGACCTTCCGATTCTGTCGATCTATTTTTAAATCGAAACTCATGACAGGTTCACCTTGCTAGTTTCCGGCCCCCGAATGACGCAATTCAAACGCATGAACTCGCTCCGTCGGTCCAAATCCTCAACCGTCACGATATCATATTTATCGTTGTCGATCTCGACCCAGGTCTCGGCCGTTACCGTAGCATCGAAACGAATGTAAATCCTATGCGTTAGTGCGACTTCGGTATTCGTGGAATCAAATACCGTGGCGCCGGCGACAGTTTCAATCATCGCCCATACAGTTGCGGCGTCCGCGAAGGTCTCGTCGAAGTTTACGTTTGAGGTCGTGATCCCCTTGATAGCGCGGTCCTGCAGAATGACCTCGGTATCAAGATCCCCAACGCAGACTTGACGCTTACTCCTTCTGATTTTCTGACATCTAGGCATCTTATTGCACCACATGTCCTTGGGCTATGACGAAGAATTTGGTAAGTCCAGCGCCGTCAGTAGGGTCTTGAATCACTACTTGCAACTCCTGCCCCAAGTTGCCGTCTAAACGCAAGACAACTCCTCGTTTACTCTGCCCACCGAATGTTGATCTTGCCACAAAGCCTGAACCGCCGCCGCCAGTTTTCCCTTGGAAAGAATGATCAAATGAGCGGTTAATGAAATCGCCGTTCGTTTTCCAGTTAAACAGATTTTGTCGGACACCATCTTTCGTTCTGAGAATAGCGCCATTAGTTAATGCGGCAAGATTACCGAAGCCAGTAAAATCCATGTTGTTCGCAGTACTTTCCATTACTAAAATAATACGAACGATATCCCAGCGTTGACCGGGTATTGGGGCGATTCTCCATATCTCTGGGCTACCCGGAGACGCAGTTCCTGTTCGCATATCAAAGGTATGGTGGATCGAAGTGGCGGCAGGTGTATATATCTTGTCCATAGGCGAATCGAAAGTGATGACATCGCCAACTACATTAGTCACATCGAACTGAGAGAAAAACTGCCCTTCTAGAAAGCAAATGCTATTGCCTATGATGATGCCATGCCCTGGTGAAGCAGTGATCGTAAAGGTATCAAGAACGGTGTTCGAAGCCAAAGTAAACGTATTTAGATTCTTATGTAACTTCAGATCAATTACTTCTGTAGTCTGATCCTGGATGAATACCCCGAGCCCCGTAGTTCCCGTGTTGCTTGTTTCGAACGACTTTAAAAACTCAGCACTAACCCGGCTATCGAATCCTGGGACGAAAGCATCTTCTGTGACGGCTACATAAGCCTTCGCCATCCTCCTTGAGCGGGCGAAGATCTTCTCCCCTGTCTGCAAGGTATATTGGAGGTCTTCGCTCGGGTGGATCTCGTGACCAGAAGTGACGGAAGCGTCTGGCTTTATCGCCGTGTGGCGAAGGACGATATCCTGCGGAGAGTTGTTCGTAATGACCCCCGCTGTTCCTTCCTGAACCTCGACCCAATCGGTGTTATTGATTGCAGTTCGAACGGTATCCGCATGGACAGTAAAGCTGAGCAGGATTGTAAACAGGAATAGGATAATTCGCATTGGGGAGTTCCTTTATGCAGGGGTGTTTGCTATCACTGCGTCTTTGCGTGCGCTGCGAGCATACAGTTCTTGCCCGGCGGCAAGGGTATATGGGAAGCGATCTTTTGGCCGCAAAGTGATTCCGCGGATCTCACTGGCCGCCGGAGCGACTGTTGCCTCAACAAACAGAATATCTTCATCAGAAGTGTTTGAGATAAACCCGCCGGTGGTGGTGGTAACCGCCGTCCAGGATACGGTAACAATATCTATAAAAACGGTGTCAGTCATTTACCTGTCTCCGAAAAGAAGTTGCCAACAAGCGATCCTGTCAGCAACTGTCGATTAGCTTGGTTCAATTTCGAAGGTCACGACGCCGTTAGACGCGACGGTGCTGAGCCCATCCTTCACGACCTCAATCGCTTCAGATGCCGTAATCACATTCAGCGCGGTCGGTGTGGACTGATCCACGGTGCCGGGAAGAGATCCGGTAAACGCGATAGTGATATCCGCGCCGGTGACTGCGGTTCCGCCAATCTCGAAAGTCAGCCCAGCATCCGCGGTGGTGATAGTGGTATCAATCACGTTGCTGATCTTCTTGATGGTGCCGGCAAAGCCAGGGGTTACCCATACACTGCCCGCTGTGGAGATATCACCGATACCAATAGAGACCGTCTTGGTCTTCAAGTTTTGTCCCGTTTCGGAGTTTACAGTACCGCCAAGGATCAAGGGGTTATCCTTGCCGCCGCCAGCCTGCTCAAATCTGTTTAGTACGCTTTCGCCCGCCATGATTAAACCCTCGAAATTCGTATTTGATCGTAAATGATGGTTGCCCCTGATTGAGCCGCCGCCTTCGTTACTGCGTCTCCTTCGAAACCACAGTCTCCCCGGTTCGTATAGACATGCGCCAAGTGTAACAAAATGGCGTTTTTAATTGAATCCAAACAGCCGAAAGCGACGGTTGAGAATTTAATTTCGATTGCCTGCTCCCGCTCGTCAACATCGGACGGCCAGTCCTGACCATCATTGAGAAGCACTTCAGAAAACTGCGTCCCTTTCTTCAAATAGTACACGGTATTCGGGACGGTTGTCGCTACATCCGAAACGAGCCGAGTGATGATATCAATCGTTTCCACCGGTGACCGGCGAAGTGATATCCGGGCGGCGAACACATCGATAAACAGCTCCCAGGTCTTGGCCCGGAAGTCGCGGGTCGTGTACTTCTCGCCCCATTGCGTTACGGCATCGATGAGGATTTGAATGAGCGCGTCGTCGGAGGTCGATGTGACCTTCAGATAGGCTTTAGCCGTTGCCAGATCGATCGGAGACGCCGCTTCGGTCTTGATGTTATAGAACTGGGTCACTATTCGGCCCTGCCGCGGCGCCCGCGCTTAGCTTTGGGCTTCGTTTCATGCTGGACGGCTGGCTTGGTCTCGACTTCCGGCTCGGTGCGAACTTCGACAGCCTCGGGGTCTTCATCAGGATGAGCTTCACAGACCTCTTCAGCCTTGCCCGCTTCACACATAGCGGTAGCCAGTTCGAAATCGATATCTTTACCGACGACCAGTTCAGCGCCAGCCCGGGCTTCGACTTGAGGCAACCAGGGCTTGCCTGGTACAGCCCATCGGCCCGGCTTTAATACTCGGATACTTGGCATAACTTCACCCTCGAAAAGAGGGGCCCGGAGACCCCGTCAGTTGC